CTTCAAGTTGCGAACGCAAGATTTGGATGTCTGCTTTTTGTTGATCTTGTAAGTCATCTTTAATATCAAACCACTTACCACGACCAAAGGTTGCTTCTTCAACCTCAGCAACTGCAGACTCAACAGCCTGTTGTAGTGCAGGAGAGATAAGACGTGAACGCTCTGACGAACGCATTGAATCTTCTTCAGCCCAGATGCCACGCCATAGACGATAATACTCATCAAACTTTTCTTGATAGTTTGACTCAAAGTGGTCACGCCATTGATTGCACTTGTGTATCACCCAACCTTCTAATGATGTAGGGTCTTCGTGGTTGTGATCATAGTCCATGTTAATATCCTGCTACAGGGTCTAAAATTTCAAAGTCGTCTTCTTCGTAATCGTAGTAGTACGACACCTTTGCTAACTGGTCAATGTATGCCAGAGCATCTACTAAGTCATCATGCACTAAGGCATTAGGAAACTGAAACAACTCATCAAGAAAGTTAGCAGTCCAGTCTCCTTTGTTTAATGTTATTTGTCCGTGTTCAAACCGTCCTTGCAAAGCCCACACAACACGATCAGTCTTTTTCTTGTTGCCGTGTGTCAGCTCTTCCACCCTGAAGAACCGTTGCTTTGACTTCATTAAGTCGGTGAGGTAAGGAAGTACCGCATTCTTCAATGCCCCTTTTTCGATACCAACCGCAACTGGTTGATAATGATCGACAGCATCGAATATCTTCTTGGCGGTTTTTTTGATATCCCATCGTCCATGTACAATATCCGCTACCCACCATCCATTCTCACTTGCTTTGACAATTGCAATCGCTGTTTGGTCAAGTTTTTTATTTTTAGATTTGGTTGCAGATTCAATATCAGCAAAGCCTGCCAAGTCAACTGCAATGTAGTAGTCACCAATCTCAGGCTCTTCGTCATCAAACTGTACCCAGTTCTCTTTAAAGACTTCACTACCTGATGCTTCAAACGAGGCAAGAAACTCTTGACGGAATGCGTAGCTAGACATTGACTTCTTGGCTGTGTCAATCTCTTCAGGGTCTAGTAATGGATTATCGTATGATGTAAAGTGCCACGCCTTGTAACTATCATCATCTCCTAACTCTGCATAGTGATACAGTTCATAGAAGTGGTTACGCCCCATTGGTGTACCAATAAACATGGCTTCACCCTTCTGGTCAGCAAGCGCAGGACGTAAAATCTGTTCCCATACACTAGGCTTCATATCCGCATATTCATCCATCACAAGGAACTTCAGGGATACACCACGCATCGTCTCTGGTCTATCAGCACCCTTTAGTGAAATAGTGCAACCGTTAATGAGAGTGATTTGCAAGTTGTTAATATGGGATGTCTTAATAACAGGATGCGCTAACTCTAGCAGAGTAGACCACATAATGTCACGAGCCTGCCCCTGAGTCGGAGCAACATAAAACACATGACCACGGTTAGTTTGCAGTCCATAAATAATTAACTGCCATGCGGCTAGACGAGACTTACCAGTACGCCGTCCTGCAGCTACAATCTTGAATCGTGTTGGATCGTTAAAGACTTCCTGTTGCCAAGGAAGCAACTCAACATTAAGCTCCACTTACAATGAACCTTTAAATAAATCAGGATCAAGTTCTAAATCAGTAAACGAATAAGGTAAAGGAACTTCTGATGCTCCACCTTCTTTACTACGTTTCATTGCCCATTGGTCTGCAAGTTTGTAGTTATCTTCAACACCTGCTTTACCAAATCGAGGAAACGATAGTCCAGTTTCTTTTTCGTAATCTTGGACTAATTGTAAAATATTGTCTTGGTCAATTTCATTGTTCTCAAGGTTACCAAGAAATGTAGGTTCACCTTCTTCATCCCACCAAATACTAGGGACAACCATTACTTCGCCTTCTGGAGAATCAATAGTTACTAAGTATTCTGTTGAAGGGCCACCTAGTCCAATATCTTTTGGCGTATGTTGTTCAGGATCAAAAGGAACTAACTTAGGCATTTGCTTTTGTTTCCTTCATAATGTCAACCAGTTCTTGACTACGACGACCTACTTGAGTATACCACTTTGAGTTAACCATTTCGTTTGCCGCCATTAAGTAATTACCTTCATTCACGTAACGAATCATATTCTTAAACTTGCTTAGACGATTACGCCCTAAATTAAACGCCATGTTCACCAACACACGCTGTACATCTTCAGGATGTGAGCTAAAGTTTAGAAACAATGCACTGGCATCAGTACACGCGGCATTACAATCGTCATGAAATACTTGGAGGATACGCTCATCAGTCACTGGTGTACCCACAGGCCATGTATATTCCATGTCTTCTTCAGTGACCATGTGACCAATCCCAAAAGTAGGATAGTTTTCAGAACACAAATAGATTTCAGTGACGTACCCTTCGTGCTTAACAAGGTCTTCCTTGATTTGTTCAATCAGATTCGGGGGTAACATCAATAATGTCCTCGTCATTTGTGATTACAGTTTCTCCGCCTACACCTGTAATGGTGATAGACACAGCAGAACGCCCAGTATTGTTTTTGTCTTTCTCAAAATAGCTGACGGGCAACATCCGATCCATCAACAACTTCCATGCCGCCGCCTGATTCTTGTGTTCGTCATTCAACGCGGCATCCATGATTGAATCTAACACCTTTTGCGACTTCGGAGAAGCCAACATACGAGCTTTATACTCGTTAATGATTGATGCATCGCCGGGTGGTCTACCCCGTTGCCCTCGATTGCCGTCTTTCTTCGATTCAACAAGGGATTTTCTGGGTCTTCCTCGCTTCCTCGGTTGAGTATTCTCAGTCATTGCTGTACTCTATGTAGTTACTAAGTCGTTAACTCTGCATCTTAGTATTTAAAAATAATAAATGCTTCGTATTCTGTTAGAATGTTTGAAGGAAGTTATGCTAAGAGGTGCATAGGTTGCCTTCGTATCTCTAAAGTACATATATTGTAGCATACTTTTTAGGATTTGTCAAGTCTTTTCAGTACAAACAGTGCAGATTCTTACTCTCCCCATTTAACTTCAGCGGGTTTCAGGAGTCCTGCATCTCCGCAGACGCACTTTTTAGTTATAAAAACAATATACTTATAACTAAATGATAGGTAGTAACTTATTGCAAATGTTAATGCGAATTATTCTTATTTACTTAATTCTAAATTCACTCTTTTTTGTATCTGAGTACTGTATAAAATTGTAAACGCGCGCCCCCTCCCCCGCCCATGCGTCACAGGCGCACACACGCACGCAATTGCGCGCACACACGGTTCATTCTGCGCAGATTTCCGGAGTCTGTATCGATCTGCCTAGTCGACGTGTGAGTGTCTAGGAAGCACCCTCTCGAGACACTTGAGAGAGACACCTGTCAGCGACACCTACACCGACAGCTCCACAAACTCTGCACGCTGTCTGCAACTTTCACGCACCTGCACAAACCACTGTTACCCACAGTAACACAAACAGTATTACCAATCGTAACAGGTAACACATTCGCACTACGACTTAGGTCTAAGGCAATCGCTACAACCCGCATGAACACTGGGGCTCAAAAGTTGGCACGCTACCTGCAAGGTTACTTACGACAAAGAACCAATGAGGTAACAAACATGAAAGTAAAACAAATCACAGCACGCATCGCGGTACATTATGTCGAGCATCACGACGAGTACGAAGTTCGGATCAAAGGTATCCCAGATGCGACGTATCATACCGATGATCGGGAAGATGCGATGGACACAGCGAAGCACATGGCAACCTTGCCTGTTAACCAATAAGGAGAACTGACATGAAATACATTGTTAGACAATCAATCTGCGCCCTAGACACTGATCCAAAGATCAGCACACCTCTTGAGTGGTGGGAGGCTGAGGAGCTTGCAAGCGAATGGTTAATGGAGACTGTCGACCACATAGTGCAACACTCTCCGCACTCGATCTCTGAGGAGGAGTATGAGAATATCGTTGCGGACGAGATGCAGTTAATCCAGATACAGGAAGTATCCCCAACTGACGAGGCTGTCTAGCTAACAGCCGAAACTCCGGAGTACCCTCGCTCTGGAGTCTTGGGAAGCTAACATTGGAGGAAGCACCATGAACTATCAAGAATTTTCAGAGATTACGAACGCGCTGTTTCAGGCTGTGGTATTGGAGTCACAAGACGACTGGACGTTTGAAGACTGGTTTGACTGCGCTCATGAGGTGGTCGATAGCTGTGCGGAGGTCATCTACACTGCGAACGCATGGGATTTGGTCAGCTCGATACGGATGAACAGTTATTCTCTGTTCAGTGATGCGGAAGATGCGTTGCATGATATGGGACTGGAGTTTCCTGCGAACGATATAGATTTACACATGACATCGCTCGCATATCAGATATTGTTTACTCAAGTGATGGGTATGGTTGAAGCGAAGTTTTATCCGAAGGAGGCGGTAGCATGAGAGAGCGATTTGTTGGCGACTGGGGAGTCGGTGAAATCATCGGCAAGGATATCGACTCGGACGAAGGTTGGGTCATGTGGTGGGGTCACGTCTCCACCGATGAAGAAATGGGTTGCGGTCAGCTCTGCATCTACGATGGTGCTGTGGTTGACTACGACAGCTACACGATGATGATGCCTCCGAAGGGTTGTATTGAGGCACTAAAGCAATTTAACATCGACGCAAGTTATTTGGAGGGTTAAAAGATGAATTTCTTTGAAAACGCATTGTGTGAGTTGATTGACTTGGAAGAAGAACTAGACCGCAACGCCTCAGACTTGGCGAACGATGACCTTGAGCCAGAGATTCTCATGGATCGAGTGTTAGAACTGCGAGAGATTATCGAGGAGTTCAAGAAAATCCATATTGGACTGGTCAAACAAGACCGATTGATGAACGAACTAGCGGAGATTCAGCTATGACAAATGCACAAATTCTAACAGCACTCAGAGAGGCTCGTCAGAGCCTCAACGAAGCAGGGGACGCACTGATTGAAACGCAGGAGCATGAGAGCGTAGCACTTGACAACGCAAACAACGCTGTCGAATATGCACTGATCCAAATCAGAGAAGCAATGGACGAACTACTAGGGGAGACATACTGATGACTGGGGCAGAAGAAACAATGTTAATAATTTGGTCAATGACGTTCCTCGCTTGGGGAATTGCAAAAGCACAGGAGTGGTACTGATATGGAAGGATTGTTTTTCACAATAGCAGGCATTGCCGGGTTCTGCTTAGTTCTGGGATTCGGTGGGTTCATGGCTTGGTTGTTTGGTCTTGATACTGAGGAGTAATCGTATGAACAGGAGTGAATTGTTTGAATATCTGGAAAAGTTAAACTATGAAGTGTTGACGGATGATTACGGTTATCTGAGAATCTTGCTTGAGTATGAGGAGGACGAGGAAGATGATGACAATCAGTAATGACAATAGAATCAGGATCAATAGGTTGATCGACAAACAAACAGGGGAGGTTTTGGATTTACTGAACGAGGCCATGGAGATACTGCACGACACTGGTGACACAGAGTCAGAGACGCTCGATCAAGTGATGGTGTCTTTGAAGTACACCACGCAGAAACTTGTTGAGTACCGTGAGAATGAACTTTAATACCACACTGATATGGATTTGATGAGGAGTTTTGAGATGAGTGATGAAAAGAAATACACAGTCTGGGTCGGTGGCACTGAAGTGACAGATTACCCTGTTGATTTTGATACGGCATACCATATTTGTAGTGTCTGGAATTGTGATGAAGGGTATGATGATGTTCAGATGCAGGAGGTTGAATAAAAACCACACTGATGAGACTGGCGTAAGCTACCAGTCGAAACTTGGACGATGTGTCGTCGTCCTTGTATGTGGAAGCTGTCCACAAATAAACTTAAACACTGGAGAAAGTGAAAATGTGTAAAGTAAATTTTGAAAACATCGTAATCAAGTCAACGCCTGCACCACGTCGGACAACATCAAGCCCGAATGTGTCGCACTACGGAGACTTCTTTGAGAAGATGAAGAAGGGTCACTGGTTTGTAATCTCAAGCGATGACAAGAACCGTTTCAATGCGGCAGGGTCAACGTATCTGAAAGGACGTTTCAGCCTGTACCGTCACCCAACCCTCAAAAACAAGTATGTGTTTCAGCTCGTAAAGTAGCCTGAGACGCATTGTAAAGCCCTGTGAGCGACGTTCGTTAGCAGGGCTATACCAACCTACTGGAGAGTTATGATGAGTCAAAAATATTGTGTGGCGGAGAGATGGGTTGTTGAGGTTCGATACTATGTCGAAGCTGACAACGAAACAGAGGCTTGCAAGGCGACGGTTGACGTATGGCCGGACGATCAAGAGTATATTGATGTGATCGAAACAATAGTTGAGGAAGTAAAATGAAATACTTTACAGACGAAGAAATATTTGAGGCGTTGGAGACTATTGCAGGCTCGCACGCAGGAATAACACACGATGTTATCCATCGAGCAATCGAACGCATACAACAGAAGAACAAACAGCTTGACTTTATGCGTGAGCGTATCGACACTGCCGCAAATATTATAGGGCATAACATGATATCGGAGGCGATGTATGACTGATAAAACATTGAGGGCGATAAGCCATGCCGCGTTACACGTTGATCAAGCGATTGAAGCACTCGACGAGACGCATTTGTTAGATGATGAACGGTTGGACGATACGTACCGAAACCTGATCGACATGAAAGTGTTACTGAGATCAGTGCATGAGGAGTATTTGAACGTAGACATGAAAGACTGGGACACAGACATAGGGGATTACTAAATGAGTCAAGGTTGGGCAAGAACATACACAGATGAACACATCAAGACGTTTGTGTCGATGTGGCACAACGGATACACTGCACCTGAGATAGCGAAGGCTCTCAACAAAAGTGTGAACTCAATACGACAGTTTGCGAGCCGATATCGGGAGCAGTACAATCTTGAGAGGCGTGAAGGAGGACTGTATGTCCCTCGTAATTCGTTTGACAAAGAGTGGCATGGTGTGATACCCTGTGGTCATTGGATGATCACAAAACCTTGGGGTAAACAATGCGATGTCAAGCCTGTAACAAAGTCTTAACGGATTTTGAATCAACAAGAAAATCAGCTACTTACGAGGACTTCCTCGATCTTTGTAACGATTGTTACGGGACAATCAGAGATGATGTGAAGTCTCTCGATAGGGCTGATCTGATGACGGTGCATGATGTTATTGACATTGATCATGATTCATGCTAAACTGATTACTTAGTTATTAACTAAGCATATAAATTATTATTATACTTAGTTATCTCTTTAGAGGATTAAGTTATGGACAAGATTATGTTTGAGAGTGATGTTGAATTTGAACTGGCGTTGACAGAGATGCGTGAGCATGAAGCGTTTGTTTCAATATGCGAAGTGATTTACAAGTATGGATTGTTGAAGACCCTGCACCGCATGGCTGACTATTGCAATGATCCAAAAGAAGCGTATGCTTTGTTGTTGTTAGCAAACACATACAAGGAGAATGAGAGTGCCATTTGTCAAGACGCACCAACCATGCAATGATTGTGGCTCCAGTGATGCGCTGTCTTACAACGAAGATGGCTCATCATTCTGTTTTAATTGCGAAGCGTTCACTGCATCGCAAGAAAGTACACCAACCCATACGGAGGTTAAGGTGCAAGCAAAAGTGTTAGAGGCAGGTGTGTCCAGTTTATTTGACACATCTCAATACCGGACGATCCTTGATCGAGGCATCAGCTCGGAGACTGCGCGGACATACAAGTGTCTATTTGATGGGAAAGACTACAAGTTTGGATACACGGATGTCCAAGGCAAGGTAGTCGCAACAAAGACTCGGACACCTGACAAGGATTTCTTTATCAATGGTGATTGGAAGTCAGCTCAATTGTTTGGACAAAACTTGTTCAGCAAAGGCGGTAAGTTTGTGACACTCGTTGAAGGCGAGTTCGATGCAATGGCCGCATATCAAATGACAGGCTCAAAGTTTCCTGTTGTCTCTATCCGCAACGGTGCTACGTCTGCACTTAAGGACGTGCAAGCACAGTATGAGTGGCTCGATTCCTTTGACACTATCGTGATTTGTTTTGATGGTGACGAGGCAGGTAAACGTGCATCAGCTCAAGTGGCGGAGTTGTTTGGCTCCAAGTCTAAGGTGTTCAAACACAAGGCAGAGATGAAGGATGCTTGTGATTATCTCAGCACCAAACAAGACGGTACATTCCGGGAGCTATGGTGGCAAGCAGATCAACACGTACCTGACGGCATCATTGTCGGTTCGTCATTACTGGAAGAAGTGCTACGCCCTATTGAACCGTCCGACTGTTCGTATCCTTTTGAAGGGCTGAACAAGTTGACCTATGGGATACGGAAGGGTGAGCTAGTCACAATCACAGCAGGTTCAGGACTTGGTAAGTCTCAGTTTGTGCGAGAGATTGTGTGGAGTGTACTGAACAAGACAGAGGACAACCTAGGTCTTATGTTCTTGGAGGAGTCAGTGCGAAAGACTGCGCTGTCCATCATGTCGCTTGCGGCTAACAAACCTTTGCATCTACCGGACTGCGATGCAACTATCGGAGAAAAAGAAGATGCTTTCTTGGAGACCCTCGGCACTGACCGTATATATCTGTTCGATCACTTTGGTAGTACCAGTGTTGATAACATCATTAGTCGAGTACGGTATCTTGCCAAAGGACTGGGGTGTAGTTATGTATTCCTCGATCATATTAGTATCGTGGTGTCTGCTCAAGCCAGTGGTGATGAGCGCAAAGCAATAGACGAGATCATGACTAAGTTGCGTATGCTTGTACAAGAGACAGGTATTGCACTGATTGTGGTGTCACATCTCAAGCGTCCTGAATCGAAGGGACATGAAGAAGGTGCGGCTACGTCACTGGCTCAGTTACGTGGATCAGGATCTATTGCACAGCTCAGTGACATGGTGATAGGATTAGAACGTAACGGACAGGCTGAGGATATTAAGGAACGGAATACGACTCGCGTCAGAGTATTGAAGAACCGCTTCTGCGGTATCACTGGCCCTGCTTGTAACCTACTGTACAGCCACGAGACTGGCCGTATGAAAGAGACAATTGATGAGGACGAGTTATGATTGAGTACATTGTAACTGAATCAATGATTGATGAAGCTACCCACATGGCAGAAGAAATGGGTCGTTTAAATAATAGTATCACGAAAGGTGAAGGCAACATTTCAGGATTTCTAGGAGAGATTGTTGTACGCGATTATTTAAAAGCCGATCAAGCGAATACATACGACTACGATCTTTTACTACCTGATGGTTTACGAGTTGATGTTAAAACAAAACGCACAGGTGTAAAGCCTATGGGATTCTATGACTGTTCAGTTGCTGAGCTTAGCCTACATCAAGACTGCGATGCCTATGCTTTTTGCAGGATCAAGAACGACTATAATGTTTGTTGGTTTATTGGTTTAATTCCCCACGATAGGTATTTTGAAATAGCGAGGTACTTAAAAAAAGGTGACATTGATCCAAGTAATAATTACACTGTAAAAAGTTCATGTTATAACGTAGAGATAGACAAGGTAGAAGATGAGGATATTAGTCTTAGATATAGAGACCAACCTCGCACACGATAAGATATGGTGCTGTGTCTGCAATGGTGACGTGTATACAGATGCGAATGATTTACAACAACTAATCAATTCACACGACATCATTGTTGGACATAACATCATTGGGTTTGATGGGCCGGTACTGTCACGAGTGTGGGGTGTAACAATCCCACTACGCAAAGTAAGAGACACACTGGTCATGTCACGGCTATGGAATCCACAGTTGGAGGGTGGGCATAGCTTACGTGCATGGGGTGAAAGGCTCGGTGACTTCAAGGACGACTTCACTGACTTTGACGGTGGTCTAACACAGGAGATGATCGCATACTGTAAGCAGGACGTTCATGTAACATCTTTGCTTTACTCTAAGTTGACACGAGAGCTACAAAATTACGGTAGTAGTGTAGACCTAGAGCATAACATTGCTTTCATCATGAAGAAGCAGGAAGACAATGGTTTTAAACTCAATCAACAAGAAGCTATCTCTTTGTTGGCTCAACTTAAAGATCGAATGGCTTATATTACTGACCACTTGCAAAGTATATTTCCTCCGATTGTGGAAGAGCGTTGGTCAGAGAAGACAGGCAAGCGTCTCAAAGACGGAGTTACCGTATTCAATGTGGGGTCAAGGCAACAGATCGCACAGCGTCTTCAGGAGCGTGGTGTTAAGTTTACTAAGACGACTGAGAAAGGCACTATTATAGTTGATGAAGGTACGCTGAAAGGTATTGACTTACCTGAAGCACAGTTAATTGCTGAGTATCTGATGATACAGAAGCGTGTGGGTCTACTTGAATCATGGATTGATAACGTCAAGGATGACGGTAGAGTACACGGCAGGGTCATTACTAACGGTGCTGTAACAGGACGTATGACACATCAGAAACCAAACATGGGACAAATCCCTAGTGTCAACAGTGAGTATGGAGCTGAATGTAGGGCGTTATGGGGGGTAACTGACGGGAATGTTTTAGTTGGGACAGACCTTAGTGGCATAGAGCTACGATGCCTCGCTCATTATATGCAAGATCCAGACTGGACAGAGGAGTTATTGAATGGAGATATCCATCAGAAGAACGCTGATGCCGCAGGCATTACGAGACCGCAGGCTAAGACTCTCATCTATGCAACCCTTTACGGCGCGGGACCCGCAAAGATTGGTAGTATTGTCGAGGGAGGTGCGCGTCA